ACGGCAGCCTGCCCTTCCTGGAAGCGCTGGCGTTCCTCCGTCGCAAAATCAACCTGCCCACCCAACGCTGGGATGACCTGGTCGACGCGGCGCATGATCGCGCCTTCGTGGTCGCCGGGGCGATGCTGGCTGATTTGTTGATGGATCTGCGCGGTGCGGTAGACGGGGCGATTGCCGACGGGACGACCTTTCGCGACTTCCAAGCGAACTTTGAGAAAATCGTGGCGGATCGCGGCTGGACCGGCTGGACCGGCGAAGACACAAAAGCGGGGCGGGCCTGGCGCGCACGGGTGATCTACGACACCAACCTGTTCACCGCGTATGCCGCCGGCCGCTACCGGCAGATGAAGGAGGTGGCCGAGGCGCGCCCCTACTGGCGCTATCGTCACTCCCCGGCCAGCGTCGTTCCCCGTGCCGAGCATCTGAGCTGGGATGGGGTGATTCTGCGCCATGACGATCCCTGGTGGGCGAGCCATGCGCCACCGAACGGCTGGGGCTGCAAGTGCTATATCGAGACCCTGGCCGAACGCGACCTGAAAAAACAAGGGCTGGAACCGACGAGCCCGGAACGCATTCCCTACCCGGACAGCGGGGTGGACCCCGGCTGGGACTATCAACCGGGGGCAAACCAGACCACACCGCTCTATGACCTGATCACCCGCAAGTTACCCGCGTTGGATGCGCCCCTGGGCGCAGCGATGTGGGAGTCCCTCAAGGATGCGGTGGCGATGGAGCGGCAGCTGGCCTGGTGGAACACGCTGGAGGGGTGGCTGACCAGTCCGCAAAGGGGACGCATGGCCATTGTGGGCGCGATCGGCCCGGAGATACTCCAGTGGCTCCAAGAGAACAAGCGTCTCGTCCCCCGCAGCGCCGCGATTGACATTCAAGAAGGGCTGTTACGCGGAACGAAGCAACAACGCCACTTGGCGAGCCAAGACGGTTTATTGGAGAGTGAGTGGCGGCGATTGCCGGAGATTTTAGCCAAGCCCGAAGCGATCTATTTCGATACCCGCACCGGAAAATTGGTCTATGTGGTTTCTGCCGGAGACGAGGCCGGCATTAAGCTGTCCGTGGAATTTGACGCGCGCGTCAATAAATCGGATCGAACCAACCGGATCGTTTCCGGCTTTCGGCAGTCCAGCCAGATCATCGATGAACTGGTGCGCGGCAGGCTTTATCAACCGCTGCCGTTGAATTGATGTGGGCGGGAGGACAGCTCCCCTCCATCCGAGACGCTGTTGCGTCAAGTTACGTGGATGCTGACTTTCCACGCCTCGCCCACAGACCTTAAATACTCCCAACCACCCGGAAAATCAAGATGAGTCCAACAGAGTACGCGCCGTCCTATCCCGCCTACACGCTGGGCTGCGCCCAGCCGAGGGCTTCTTGCGTCTTCGCATGAGCGCGATTTAGCAAGTAGCGATTAGGCGCTGGCTCTTGCGCGTTCAGCTCGTTGAACAGCGTATCGATTGCATGAAGCTGCGCATCATCGGTCTGTTCTAATCGCCACAGAAACGTGATCCATCGCTTTTTCAAATCGACATGAACGATGAATTTGCCATACATGCCAAACGCCACGACGGCGGCATTCAGAAGGGTCATCCCCAGCGCCAACGCCGCAATGATCGCATCCCGATAAGGGCGCCAGGGATCAGGTAACATGGAGCTGGCCGCCGCGAAGGCCGTGCTGGATAAGAGCAGCGAGGCGAACACGGCCCAATTGAGAAAGCGCCCGTAAAACAGTTCCATGCTTTCGTGATAACGAACATTCATTCGCCCTAGGAACAGCAGGTCATTGCGATTATACGTTGCCATCATGCGTCCTTATCAAGATTTCGGCTTGGGATCGGGCTTGGCGGGCCGTCTGCGGCAAGCCCCTTTTCGGTCATGACCCTCGCCGTTTTTCTATTTTAACCGATTTAACCCAGGGGGTTCTCCATGGCCGGTGCACAGCATGTGATTGACATCACGGTGGACGATGCCGAGATCCGCGCGGGCCTGCGCGACCTTGAGGATAAGATCGGCAACCTGCAACCGTTCTTCCGCGACATCGGCGAGGCGTTGCTCAACAGCACCCGCGAACGCTTCAATACGATGCGCGCCCCGGATGGGACACCCTGGGCCTCGCTCTCGCCTGGTTACGCCTCGCGCAAAAGGAAGAACGCCGATCTGATTCTAGTTCTCAACGGCTATTTGCACGGCCTGCTAACCGTGCAGACCAGCAAAGACACGCTGCGCATCGGTACCCCGCTGATCTACGGCGCCACGCACCAGGTCGGCGATGCCTCCCGCCATATCCCCGCCCGCCCTTTTCTCGGTCTGTCCGAGAGCGATACTCAGGACATCCTGGACGCCTTGGAGGAATGGCTGGCGCGAGATCTGCCCGCGTAGCGCGGTTAACCCCCATTCAATAAACAACTTTTCGCCGTTTTATCCCATTAACGGGGACATAAAAACGCCCTGCCGCCATGCCTTGCCTGCGCGCCGACCGCCGCAGCGGCGTTTTACGGCGGTTTCTCGCCATGACCGCACCCCAAGCCTTCCGAAAAATAGTTAAACGATTCTGCGCGTTTTTAAACGGCATCTGGACGATTTGGGGGGGATATCCACGCTCCATTTTTGCCGTCCGGTCAGTTCACCCGCGTTTTTACGGTTTTCAACCCGCTGAAAAGCCACCAACGCCGCCGCGCGCTACCCTGCCGGTATGAACCTCGCCCATGCCTGCAATCTGCTGCTGGATGCTGCCGCCACTCCCCCGGACTGGATCGAGCTATTGCCTGTGGGCCCTGTTATTACGGGCCTCGATGGCCGCCGCTGGCTATTACGCGATCCGCCCGCCCTGGTCGCCGCCTTCCAGCGCCGGGAATTGCCGATGGTTATCGACTGGGAACACGCCAGCGAACATCGCGCGCCGCACGGCTTGGATGCGCCCGCTGCCGGATGGATCGACAAACTAGAGCTGCGCGGAGGGGCTGTCTGGGGCCACGTCGACTGGACAGAACGCGCCGCCCAGCAAATCCGCGCCCGCGAGTACCGCTACCTCAGCCCAGTGTTTACCTACCAAAAGACCGACAAGGCCATCGTCGCGCTGACCTCGGCAGGGCTGACCAATCAACCCAATCTGACGCTGACCGCACTCAATCATCAGGAGTCTCCGCTTATGTCTGTCCCTGAAGCACTGTGGGCCGCGCTGAATCTGCCCGCCACCGCCACCGAGCAAGATGCGCTCAACGCCCTGGCCGCGCTCCGCACCGATCTGGCAACCGCGCGCAACCGCGCCGAAACCCCGCCGCTGGAGAAGTTCATCCCACGCGCCGACTACGACCAGGCGCTGGCGCGGGCCACCCATGCCGAGCAAAAGCTGGCCGATCTGGAAACGGCCCAGCGCCAGGCCCAGATCGATGCCTTGATCGAGAAGGCCCTCCAGGCCCGTCAGATTGCCCCAGCGACCGAATCGTATTACCGGGCGATGTGCCAGCTTGAAAACGGTCTGGCCGAATTCGGGAAATTTATTGCCAAAGCCCCGCCGGTGATCGGCGGCGATTCCGGACTGGAGGGCAAGCCACCGCCCACCAGCACGGCGCTAAACCGCACGGCCTTTGAAGCGCTCACACCTCAACAAGCCCGCGCGCACCTGGCCAACGGCGGCCAGGTCACCGATTAAGGACGTAACTCATGGCCAATACCCTCACCAGCTTGATACCCGACATCTACGCCGCGCTGGATGTGGTCAGCCGCGAACTGGTCGGCTTCATCCCGTCGGTGGCGCGTGACCCCGCCGCCGACCGGGTGGCCGTCAATCAAACCCTGCGCGTGCCGATTTCTCCGGCGAACGCCGCCGGGACCAACATCGCCCCGGCCATGTCCCTCCCGTCCGCCGCCGATCAAACCATCGGCAATGTGACGCTGACGATCAGCAAGTCGCGGGCGTTTCCGTTCTCCTGGAGCGGCGAGGAGCAATCCGCTGTCAACATGGGGCCGGGTTTCCTGACCTTAAAGCAAGGCCAGATCGCCCAGGCGATTCGCGCGGCGATCAATGAGATGGAAACCGATATCGCCGTGGCCGCCTACAAAGGGGCCTCGCGCGCGTATGGCACCGCCGCGACGACACCCTTCGCGACCGCCGGGGATTACTCCGACGCCGCCCAAACCCGCAAGCTTCTGGATGACAACGGCGCGCCGCTGTCCGACCGCGCCCTGGTGATCGACACCACGGCGGGGGCTAATCTACGCGGCAAGCAGGCGCAGTACCAAATGACCGGCGAGGTCAACCTCCAGCGCCAGGGCGTGCTGCTGGACATCAACGGCTTTGCCATCCGCGAATCCGCTCAGGTCTCAACGGTCACGGCAGGCACCATGGCCAGCGCCACCACCAGCGCCGCCGCGCTCACCGTCGGGCAAACTGTGTTGCCGCTGGCCACCGCCGGCACCGGCGTGGTCGCCGCCGGCGATGTCATCACGCTCGCCAACGACAGCAATAAATACGTGGTGTCCGCCGTTTCGTTCGCGGGCGCGAATCCGGCCTCGGGCGACACCATCACGATTGCCGCGCCGGGGATTCGCAAAGCGCAGTCCAGCGCCGCGCGCGCCATTACCGTGGTCGCCACCGCCGCGCGCAATGTGGCGTTCACGCGCAATGCCATCCTGCTGGCCACCCGTCTTCCGGCGATTCCCGCCGAGGGCGATCTGGCGTCGGACCGCATGACCATCACCGACCCGGTCTCCGGGATCAGCCTGGAATTCGCCGTCTATCCCGGTTACCGGATGGCCGTCTATCACGTGAGTCTCGCCTGGGGCGTGTCGGTGATCAAACCCGAACACGTCGCCGTGCTACTCGGCTAAGCCATTCCCCCTTTTGACAAAGGGGGGTGAGGGGGGATTTTGCCCTACGCCACGCAAGACGATATCGAGGCGCGCTATCCCGGCGAGCTGACGCAGGCCGGGCCGACGGTGGACGGGGCGCTTGATGATGCCGCCGTCGAGCTGGCCCTGGCGGCTGCATCCAATACCCTCGATCTGACCCTGCGCGGGATCGGCTGGACGGTGCCGGTTGCCGCTCCGGTGCCGCGCTGGATCGTCGATCTCGTTTTAGACATGGCCTTGTACCTGGCCACGCCGAGCGCCCTGGCCAGCCAGCCCGACTTTGCCGACCGGCGCAAACGCTACGACACGGCGCAAAGCACCCTATCCGCCATCAGCAGCGGGACGCTGCTGCCGCCGCCGCCGTCCACCGGCGCCACCGGGGTCTACATCACCAGCAGCGCGCGCCAGTTTGGCCGGGGTGTGCTGTGAACCTGGCCCCGGCCCTCGATGCCGTCGCCGCTGATTTAACCCCGCGCTTCCCCGGCCTGACCGTCGGCGTTCACGGCGGAGCCTTCACGGAACGGGAATTGGCCTTGTGGCTGGGCAGTGTGCCTTGCCTGCGCGTCGGCTGTCTGGGCCTGAATCGCATCGCGCCCCGGGGCGGACGCGGTGATTGGCAGGCCGATCTACGCTGGACGGCCTACATCCTGACCGCCGATCGCGGGACCGTCGGCCGCTTGACGCTGGCCCTCAACAGCGTGGACACCCTGATCAGCTACCTGATGACGGGGCCGCGCTGGGGCCTGAACGGCAGCGCGCCCACTCTCGATAGCATTCAGGCTGAAAACCTCTACACCGGACCGGTCAACGTGCTCAGCGTCGCGCTGTGGGCGGTGGCCTGGACCCAAACCCACCATTTTGTCGGAGTTCACGCATGAGCGGTCTGATCTGTGCAGGCAATGTCTATCTCAATCGCAAGGTGTCCGGCGCGTTCGGCGGCTTTCACGGCCCGATCAACGCCACCAAGTTCAGCATCTCGGTCGGCAAATCGACCACAATCGAGCGCACAAGCTACATGCGCGACAGCTATGGCCAGACGCTGGATAGCGTTGTCATCCCCGGCGGTTCCACCCTGACCATTGAAACCGATGACGCCGCCGCCGACGTGCTGCAATACATGCTGCTCGGCACCCTGACCGACATCACCGGCAACACCACGGCGATCGTCGATGAAGCCATCACCGGCTATCTGGGCAAGTGGACCAAGCTCAGCCGGCGCAACGTGGGCACGGTCACGGTGAAGAATTCCGCCGGGGCAACCACCTACGTCAACGGCACGGATTACACCCTCGATGCCGTCGCGGGCATGATCAAGCCCCTGGCCAGCGGGGCCATGACCGACGCGCAAAGCCTGAAGGTGAGTTTCACCC